ATCACCTGTAACTTTGTCACCTCTGGAACCATCACCAACTCCATCTGATCATGGCTTTCTATCGCGGCGAACAGGGTACGGTTTTCTTTGATAAGGACAGCAGCGGCGGCATCTCTGAGATTGCTGCTGTGCGTTCCTGGTCGATGACCGTGGAAAAGGACGTGCTTGAGACAACTGCTCAAGGCGCAACCTACAAGGCCAACATTGGTGGCCTGATTGCAGGCACCGGCAGCATGGAAGTCATGTATGACGCGCCTGGAGCCGGTGACAAGCTTGACTTGATTCGGGATGTCAACGTAGCAACCGACGAGGGCAACGCCTCTGTTGAGTTGTATCTTGACGAAACTGGCGGCAAGAAGATCACTGGCAGCATCGTAATCACATCCACTGATTACGGTGCTACGGTTGGCGAACTGGAAGTGGTGACGGTTAACTTCACCATGAACGGTGCCATTACTACCTCGATCTAATGCCTGCCACACCACGCCCCGTTGATCTTCTCACCGGGGCTTTTGACCTCAACCAGCGGCGTCAATTCAACATCAAGAAGGAAGACGGCACCGTAGTGCTGTCGCTGTACTTCAAGCCGATCACTCGTGCAGATCGTAAGCGGGCCACTGGTCTTGCTGGATCAGAAGAAGCCTTGGACATCAGCACCCAGATGCTGTGCCACATGGCCGAACTGGAAGACGGCACTAAAGCCTTTGCTTCTGCTGATGCGGCAAAGTTGCAACGTGAATTGCCCGAATCGGTGCTGAACGAACTGGAACTGTTCCTGTTTGATCTTGGTGCGCCTGAGTCGCTGGAAGAAGCAAAAAACGACTAGAGACCGATAGCTGGCTTTACTTTGAAATGTTTCTAGCTACCGAGCTAGGCATGACGGTGAGTCGGCTTCGGCAGGAACTGACGGATGCGGAGTTCATCCACTTTGCTGCGTACTACGAGTTGAAAGGCAAGCGTGAACGCGAAGAGATCGACAAGGCTAAGCGACGTAGCTAGTAGACTGACGCAATAGCAGTGGTCGATCCGTGGCAGTAGCAACCGTTGATATTCAGGTAAACAGCCAAGGGGCTGTCAGTTCAATACGCAATGTAAACGCAGCTGCGACACAGCTAGAAAGGCAGGTCAACAATACAAATAGATCGGTCAAGCAGCTTGAAACTGCTTTTGCTGGTCTTGGCGTAGCAGTCGCGGGCACGAATGCCTTAAACATTGCTAAGGACTTTTTTGCTACTGCCAATGCAGCAGATGCGGCAAATCGTCGCATCAAAATGGTTAGCACAGGTCTGGATGATTACAGACTTGTTATGCAAACCGCCAGGAATGCCTCGGCTAAGTTTGGTTTGTCGCAGACAGAAGCGGCTAATGCAGTAGCTGATATTTACACGCGTTTACGTCCAGTTGGTTTTGGTCTAAGTGAGATCAACGCAATTTACGAAGGTTTCAATACTGCCGTCAAACTAAGCAGCGTCGAGGCTGGCGCAGCATCGTCTGCATTCTTACAGTTGTCCCAGGGTCTTGGTTCTGGCACGCTACAAGGCGACGAACTGCGATCAGTTCTTGAGCAGATGCCAAGCATTACTCAGGCAATTGCCAGAGAAATGAATGTCACTGTTGGATCCATCAAAAAACTTGGATCCGAAGGCAAGATTACATCTGAAGTGATGATCCGCGCACTTGATCGGATTAGGACTGAAGGCGCAGACAAGTTGGCTGTTGCGATGGATACGCCACAACAAAAAATTGTGGCACTTAACAATGCAATGGAAGATTTTAAAATTGCCGTCACAAGTGATGTTGCACCTGCGGTGATTGGTGCAATCGGACAAATCACCGTTGCAGTTCAAAACGCAACTCAATTTGTAACTGATTTAAAAACTGGTTTTGGATTACTTGCTGGCGCCTTCAGCGGCGTTGCAAGTGGCATCAGTGGCATCAATACTGCATTGTCTGGAACCATTGGCAAGTTTGCAGCATTGGGCCAAAGCAAGGGCTTGATGATGCTGCTTAACTTCATGACTCTTGGCGGTACTGGTGCATTGGGTCAACTTGCTGGCGCTGGGGCCAAGAAAAATGCAAGCAAACCATTTGCAGCACCAATTGGACCAGAGATGCCAATTCGTCTGTCGATGCAGGGACTGGACCTTGGTGGTGGTGCAACGGGTAAAAAAGGTCGCAAAGGTAAAAGTGATGCTGAAAGAGCTGCCGAAAAAGCAGCAGAAGAGGCGTTGCGCCTTAAGAATTCACTTGGCGACTTGGCAATTCAACGCGATTTGAAACAGCAAATTTACGGCATAGATAACAGAATTTTTGAAGCCAACTTAGTAAACGACAGGCAAACTGCCATACGCCTGGAAGGTCAGAAAAAACTGGCGCAAATCAGCGCGGAAATTTCAAAACTTGAATACGAAAAACTAAAACCGCAAGAGTTGCAGTCCAAAAAACAAATACTGTTGCAAGATGCTGTCATTGCCCAGCGGGACACACAGCAACAACTAATCCTGAATCAAGTGCAAGTTGCCAAACAGGCTGAGGCCGCTATCCGCCCGATCATCCAAGAAGGCGAATTGCTCAAAGCTAAACTTGCTGGTACAGAACAGCAATACCAAAAAGAGCTGTTGATTCGGCAAATCCTGCTTGGCAATCCAACGCTTCGTCGTGCAGAAGTTGAAGCAATTGTAGCCAAAAACGAAGCTTTGGCAAAACAACTGAAGCAAGCTGAAGAGCTAAATAATATTTACAACCAGATTGGAACATCAATCACAACGGGCGTTTTGGACAGCATTACAGCAGCCGTTGAAGGCACCAAGAGTCTTGGTGAATCAGCGTCTCAAGTGTTGAAAGACATTGCCAAGCAACTGCTCAGAAGCGGCATCATGCAACTTCTTACCAGTCTGGCTGGCAACGATGGGGTTGGTTTCTTTAGTTTCTTGACCGGCACACTGGGCAAACGCGCCATGGGTGGTCCAGTTAGCGCTGGATCGTCCTACATGGTTGGCGAACGTGGCCCCGAACTGTTTACACCCAAGCACGGTGGCAGCATCGTTCCAAACAATGCGCTTGGTGGCGGCACCACCAACGTGGTGGTCAACGTTGACGCAAGCGGCTCCAACGTCCAAGGCGATCAGGCGCAGGCTAAGCAGCTTGGTGTTGTCGTTTCCGCTGCGGTGCAGGCAGAATTGGTCAAGCAACAACGCCCAGGCGGTCTCTTGGCCGGTACACGACGCTAATGGCCACCTTTCCAAGCATTGCACCGACTTACGGCGCACAGAAGACCAGCCAGCCAAAGGTGCGGCAGGTGCAGTTCGGTGACGGCTATGCCCAGCGGCTAACGGTGGGACTGAACCAGAACCCTAAGGCGTGGAGCCTTACCTGGGAGGTATCCGAAACTGACGCCGACACCATTGAAGCCTTCCTTGACGCACGGGCTGCTGATGGCGCATCGTTTACTTGGACGCCACCTGCCGAGGCAACTGCATACCAGTGGACCTGCTACGACTGGTCTAAGTCGATTCCGTACCTGAATCGTGCCACAATACAAGCAACATTTACTCAAGTCTTCGAGCCAACCCCATGAGCACCATCGTTACCCGCGCAGGCAAAGGCAGTCCGCTGACCCATAACGAGGTTGATGCCAACTTCACAAATCTCAACACCGATAAGGCTGGCTACATCACCGGGGAGGGTGGCACGGTCACGCAGGCAACCAGCAAAGCCACAGGCGTAACGCTGAACAAGAAGTGCGGTCGGATCACGATGGATTCCGCATCGCTGGCTGCGGCCACCACGGCGAGTTTTACGCTGACCAACAGCACCATCGCAGCAACTGATCTGCTGGTGCTGAACCACGTCAGCGGCGGCACTGCTGGTGCTTACTTGCTGAACGCTCAAGCAGCCGCCGGTTCTGTTTCAATCAACGTCCGCAACATAACTGCTGGCTCGCTGTCTGAAGCCATTGTGATCGGCTTTGCAGTCATCAAAGCCGTAACTGCATAATCGATGACTTACGTTGTAACCGGCTATTGGCTTGCTGGTTATGCAGAAGGCGATAGCACGGCAGAGCTAACCAGTGCGTTACAGGAGATTGCCCCTGGCGCACTGATTGAACTGTTTCAGCTTGAGCTGAACGTAGCTCAGCACGGTGTAGCAGAAACGTACTACTTTCACGCTGGCACAAATGAAAACGGTTACGGCGACGTGGTGTGGGATGGCCAGGCGTACATGGCACTACCCATTGAGGTAGAAGGTTTTGAGTACAGCGGCCAAGGAACGTTGCCGCGTCCCAAAATGCGCATTAGCAATCTGATGGGCACCATCACAGCGTTGATTCTGACGCTGCCAGAAGGGTTGGAAGGTGCCAAATTCACGCGCATTAGGACGCTGGCACGGTTTATTGATAACGCGAACTTTCCGGCTAGCGGTGATTACCTGCTGACCGAAGACAACTTTGCGCTTCTTTATGAAGACGATACATTTATTTACCAAGAAAGTGGCAACCCATTTGGCACTCCTGACACGACTGCTGAATTTCCACGGGAGATTTACTTTGTGGACCGCAAGTCAGCAGAGAACCGCGACATTGTTGAGTTTGAGCTTGCCAGTGCATTTGACATGGTGGGTGTTAGGGCACCCAAGCGGCAGTGCATCACCCGTTGCCAATGGGTTTATCGCTCGGCTGAGTGCAGTTACACCGGCACCAATTATTTCAACGCAAGCGATGTTTCGGTTGTCAACGCAAGCGAGGACGTATGCGGCAAACGTATTGACAGCTGCAAGGCGCGATTTGGCCAAAATGCTGAACTGCCCCATGGCGGTTTCGTTGGCATTGGCACCTACTTTGCATGACCTGGTTAGACGCTGCCTTGGAACATGCACAGGCCGAAGATCCCCGCGAGTCGTGTGGCGTGATCGTGGTGATCAAAGGCCGCGAACGCTACTGGCCATGCCGCAACCTTGCTAGGTATCCTGAGCAACTGTTCGTGCTGGATCCCGAGAATTACGCTGCTGCGGAGGATGCTGGCGAAATTGCCGCCATCGTGCATAGCCACCCGATAACACCGCCCATCGCCAGTGAGGCAGACAAGGTGGCAGCTGAGGCCAGTGGCCTGCCATGGCACATCGTCAATCCCAAGACCAAAGCATGGGGCACCTACACACCATGCGGTTACAAGGCACCATTGATTGGTCGCCAGTGGGTATGGGCCGTGCAAGACTGCTGGACACTGGCCCGTGATTGGTACGCCGAGCAAGGCATCGTGTTGCGTGACTGGCAACGGCCAACAGATCCAGCCGATTTTCTCGCCGCACCAATGTTTGAAGACTGCTGGGCCGCAACTGGATTCCGCGAGCTGAAAGAAGATGAACCATTGCAGCATGGTGACGCATTGCTGATGTCAATCAATGCCCCAGGCTTGAACCATTGCGCGGTGTACATTGGCGATGGGATGGTGCTCCATCACATTCAAGGTCGTCTGAGCAGTCGGGACATGTACGGTGGATGGTTGGCTAAAGTAACCGGAAGGAGGTTGCGTCATGCTCCGTAAAATCAAGCTCTACGGGCAGTTGGCCAAGTTCATTGGCAGGCGTGTGCTCGAAGCCGATGTGGCCACTGCTGCCGAGGCGGTGCGAATGCTGGTGGCCAATTTCCCTGGCATTGAGCAACACATGGCCGATCAGTATTACCGCGTGACGGTCGGCACCTACGACTTGGGATTGGACGAAATCCACGATCCTGCTGGGCAGCAGGACATCAAGATTGTGCCAGTGGTTGCGGGTGCGGGTGGAAAAGGATTATCTATTGGCAAAATTGCTCTTGGTGTTGCCTTAATTGCATTA